TACCAGACCCCAACTGGTTGGCTTGTGCATTACAAGGTGGTATACTGCCACCAGTAGAAGTGTATTGGCTCTTAGCAGAAGATGAAGCCAAGCCAGATTTTAAGAAGCATACTAGAGGATATTTACTGCATAATACAAAACCAATTGAAGCAATGACAGAAGAACAAGCAATAGAATATTTAATTATGAAAGACATACCACAAAGAGTGTGGAGAAATTATGACAAAGCTAATAGACCAAGATTAGTGATTTGTAAAAAGGATCAGCTACCAAGCACAAGAGAATGGCGTAACGCTTGGAAGATTGATGAAAATGTAGTAAATTTAGAAGAAGTAGCATAAGGAGTAAAAAATGCCGACAACAAATATAGTAGATAAAAATGGTGTTACTGTAGATGCTTCTACAGTTACTAAGCCATCTGATAGACACTTCAGAGGTGCTTGGGTCGTAGACTCAGACAAGAAGGTTATATCAGAAGATATGACTGAAGCTAAGAAGATCTTTCAAGATAAGATTAGAGAAGTCAGAAAGCCTTTGCTTGAAGCAGAAGATGTCGTGTACATGAAAGCATTAGAAGCAGATGACGCAAGTGCAAAAACTGCAAGTGTAAATAAAAAGAAAGCACTAAGAGATGCACCAGCAGCCAAAGCTATATCTGATGCAGACACAATCGCAAAGCTCAAGGCAGCATGGGATACATCTGTATTAGGCGATAGTCCATACGCATAAGGAGTAAAGCATGGCTTTAACAAAAGTTATAGGTGACGGATTAGGCACAGTAGCAGGATTGACTATTAGTGATGGTGGTAACATAGGCTCGGCAAGTGATACTGATGCTTTGTCAATAGATTCTACTGGTCGTTTAACAAAATCTCAAGTGCCTGCTTTTATTGCTTATAGAGATGCTGGTGATACAACATCAAGCACAGTTTTTATTTTTAATCAAGTGATTTTAAACGCGGGTAGTCATTATGATACCTCTAACGGAAGATTCACAGCACCAGTTGCAGGTAAATATCAATTTAACGCTTTTTTATCACATAATGGATCTGGGACAGCAAATACAGGAATTGCTAGAGGTCAGATAAATGGCTCTTTTCAGAATTGGCTTTTTCCAATTTGTCCTAATTTAGACCATATATCTATATCATTGAGTTTTGTAGCTAATTTGTCAGCAAATGATTATGTAAATATACACACTGGTACATCAGCACAAATGTTAGGATCGGGTAATATTCATAATCATTTTAGTGGATATTTGATAGGGTAATAGGAGAAGTTTTATGGCAGATATAACAGTATCAATAACAAGCACACAACAAAAATGTTTAGAATATTGTGTATACTCAGTACAAGACTGGTCAGAAAATTTAATTCATAATAGAGCAAGAGTTGCACAAGAAGAGATTATAGCAAAGTTAGTTGCACATTGTAATTCAAAAAATATTGCTTTGGCTACTGGAGTAGAAGCACAAATAACGCAGGCTTACTCATTAGGAGTTGTGGATACAGCAAAAAATGTAAGCGATAAATTAGAGATAAAATAATGCCCTATTTAGGAAGATCAGAAAATTTTGGAGTAAGAAGTAGATTTCAGTATCAAGCTACTGCTAGTCAGACTAGCTTTAGTGGTTCAGATGCTAACTCTTTATCTCTAAGTTACAATGATTCAAGGTACATGGATGTTTATCAAAATGGTGTATTGCTTGTACCAGGAACGGATTATGCTGCAACTACTGGGACATCAGTAGTATTAGTTACTGGAGCTAGTTTAAACGATATTGTAGAAATGGTTGTCTATGATGTCTTTACAGTTGCTAACTCTTACACAAAGAACGAGTCAGATACGAGGTATCCTTTTAAAGGTAACAATAGCATAATTAGATTAAACGGACAAACTATTAGTGCAGATATAACTATAGACGCAGATGAAAATGGAGTTAGTGCTGGACCAATAACACAGTCTGCAACAGTTACTGTTAATGGTTATTGGAGTATTGTATGACAAGCCAATTAAATGTAGATACTATAAAAGGTAAGTCAACAGAAGGCTCTATTAGTATTCAAGGTGAAGGAACTAAGACAACTAATTTACAACAAGGATTGCTTAAAGCATTTATTAACTTTGATGGTGACACTGCGTCTGCTACTGCAAATTTAGATGGAGTAAATCAAAGTTTTAATGTAACTTCACTTGTTGATAATACTACTGGAGATTATAGTATTAATTTTACAAACAATATGGGAAATGATGATGTTAATGTTTCAGGTCATGCACCAAGTGCAGACACTTTAACTACTCGTCAATGGGCGTTTGTAACATCTAGACAAAAAAGCGAGATTACAGCATCTTCTGTAAGGGTTACATCAGCTTATACTTTTAACGCAAACCAAGTAGATTTTGATGGCACAAGCGTAAATTTTCACGGAGACTTAGCATAATGGCAAGTGTATTAAAAGTAGATAATATAGGAAAGACATCAGGTAAAACTCAAGACACTATGTCTGGGTTAGCTAAACTTTGGGCGAATGTAGATATGTACACAAGTGCAGTTATAAACGATAGCTTTAATGCTTCTTCCATTGTTGATGTTGCAGAAGGAGCACATAGCATTACCGCAACAAATAATTTTTCTAATGCCTTTTATTCTCTAGTTGGAATATCTGGTCAAACGGGAGATGGCTCAAGTGATTACAGAACAAATATGACAGTTGATGATTTAAATACAACAAAGACTACAAGCGTATTTGGTCTTAGAGTTTTTGCAGCAGGAATAAACTCTTTAGAAGACACTAATGAAAATAATTCCATTGTTATGGGAGATTTAGCATAATGGCTAGTGAATTAAGAGTAAATACATTAAAAGATGCGAA